CTGTGGCACCAGTCATGGCACCTTTGCCCAGTGCTGAACTAAACTTATCGCCTTGTAATAACCTGTCGGTCATTTTTAATAAACCCAGCACTGCTGCCCCACCTAGACCTGCACCACTAACACCAGCAGCAGCAATTAGTGCTGCATAGATAAAACTCTGTGCAATAGGATGTTTCTTTGCAAAGTCTCTATATTTTTGTACATACTTCATTACACCCTGATCACCACCAGTTGCTGCTTTTAGTTTTTCAGTAGCTTGGTCGTACATGGCATCTGCATTTTGCATTGGTCCAGAGTTTTGTACTTTGTCAACTAGATCATCGTATGCTGTCTTGACTGCTTTGCCTGCTGCAGTGGTAGTATCAATACCTTTGCCCAGTGCAGTACGATTACCACCTGCTGCGGTTGCATCTTTTTCTACTTGTGCAAATAACTGATCAATTTGTTTTTGATCTAATTGAAATTCTTTTAGTACATGGCCAGCACTTTCCCATAGTCTATATGTGCGGCTAGCATCTCTATCTAGTCCTTCAACTAATCTAACTCGTTCAATGTGTGCTATTTTCATAATGGGGCTTTCTTATACTGTTTACTAGCCATTTGTGGCTGTGCCATTGTGGCCGATACCGTAGCTGGTCCTTTAGGTGCAGCGGCTGCTGTCTTGGGAGCGTAACTGACTTTACCTGGTGCTGCTTGTACATTTTGTATACCAGGTGTGGCTTTACCATAGTTAGCACCTGCAGGTGCTCCTGCTTTCTCTGCTGCAGCAATCGCATCTTTAAAACTTTGTAAGGCAGCGTTGTCTTCATCGTTACGACTAATCCAAGACAAAATCTCTTGTTTAGACATTGATTTACCTTTAGCTGCTGCTGGTGCTGCTGCTGGTTGTGCCGGCTTGGCCGCACCTGGTGCGGCTGCACCTGGTTTCTCTTCACCTGGTTTGGCTATTGGATTAGCTAATGTAGTTTCTTTGTCTGGTGCGGCTGCGCCTGGTTTCGCTGCAGGGTCATCTAACGTAGCTGGTTCTCCAGGTTTAGCAGTACCTGGTGCGGCTGCACCTGGCTTGCCAATTGGATTAGCTAGTGTAATTGGTTGAGCGGCTTTAGGACCATAGTTTGGTTTAGCTCCTGGCTTTGCTGCGCCTGGTTGACCAATTGGATTAGCTAGTGTGACTGGTTGTCCAGGTTTAGCTGTATTTGGTTCGGCTGCTGGTGTTGCATCTGGATCAGCAGTTGGTTCTCCTTGCTTGTTCTTGTCAGCGTCGGCTTTGGCTTTTTGCTTGGCCATTAAGTCATAATCAATATTAGATCGTTGTGCGGCATCAATTGCATTTGTAGCATCAGTCATGCCTGCGGCTTTAGTAAAACCTTTTAGGAAACTGGCACCAGGCAAGTTGCCGCCTGCACCTTTGCCTTGCCAACCTTTGTTGGTATCATCTGACGGTGCGGCTGCACCTGCTGGTTTTGCTACCGGCTTGGGCATACCTGCACCTGGAGGAGTTGGCATACCTGCACCTGGTACAGGTGTTCGTCCTGGTGTTGGTGTTGCGCCTGGCTTGTCTGCACCCGGTGTGCCTGCTGTAGGTCCTGGTGTTGGTGTTGCTGCTCCTGGTTTGGCTATTGGATTAGCTAGTGTAACTGGTGTACCTGCACCGCCCTTAGCACCATAGTTTGGTGTTGGGCTGGCCTGTGTTGCTGGCTTGGCTGCGGGTGTTTTTTGTGTTGGGGTAACTTGGATGTTTGGTATACCTGGTGTACCTTTACCATAGTTTACTGGTCCACCGGCTGGTGCAGGTGTTGCTGCTGGTGTCGCTGCTGGTGCAGCCGCTGCTGGCTCTTCTGCACTTGGTGCATCCATTTGTTTTCTGAAAGCTGCTGATCTAGCTATATTGGCTTTTTGATTTGCACGGACTGTTTCTTTTCCAAACTGTTTTCTATCAACACTGGCTTCGAGCATTACCTCATTAATCTTCATTACGCATTCTCCTGACTCCACGAGTAAATTTTGTGGAGTCCTGGCTGCGTATGCTGTTGATTAGACGGCGCTCGAGCTCGGCGGCTTGTTCTGCGTCATAGTTTTCACGAATGTAATTAACTAGATTTATAGCACCAGAAATGACATGATTTGCGCGGCTTTCCACAAGGTTATCTTTGTCCTTGTGTACAAGCAAACTATCAAGTTCATCTAATATGCTACGAGTACGCTTCTGCAAGATTTACTCCAATATTAGATATTTAGTCGGCTTTGCTCTTTAGTCCTGCTAACATCTGCTTCAATTTAGTGCTGTCAGCACCACCTGACACCACTTTATTTTCAATGTCAAATCCAGATTTGGGGCGAGCTGTGGTGGGTGCAAGTGTGCTAGAACTCTTGATTTGATCCATGATAGCTGAAGGTTTAGCTCCGTATCCGCCATCGTTGCTGTCTAAGCCCGGATCAGTGATACGCATGGTTTCAATGTTGTATTCTAAATCCACTTTCATGCCCACGCCTGTACTGCTACGCGATTTCATACACTGTATTTGATAGCGTCCACGCTCTTTCATGGCTCTGGATGTAAAGATACCAAACACATTATCTGCTGTGTTAATTTTAGATATACCACCCGATATATGGCTATGGTCAAACTCTACTTCTTCCACAGCCGATCGATTCAACTGCGATGCTGTCACCATTAATATGCCCAGCTCTTTGGCCAAGTTACGCAGTTCTTCGCTCACATACTTGTCCTTGACAAACAGGTCATTTGGGCTTACTTTGGCACTTACTGGCATCAACAAGTCCAAGTAGTCAATCATCATAAAGTCCACTTGCTTGCCTGTTTGTATTTGATATTCTTTCAAGAAAGCACGTATGTCATTGATATTGCTCTGTGCTGGCAGGGCTTTGACTTGATAGCTACCTGCTTTCTTGCCCACCATCTTGACTTTGAGTGTGGCAGTATCAATGTCCTTGCGAATGTCTTTTGTGCTCATACTGGCCAACATTGCATCTGTACGCAAACTGGTTAGTTCTTCACTGAGTTCTAAACTGATATAAACACCACTGAGTCCGGCTTGTAACCAGTTTAACGCAATATTCATCATGACTAAGGATTTACCTGATCCAGATCCGCCTGCAAAGATGTTTAGTTCGCCTCTACTGAATCCACCATACAAGAGTTTATCAACACTGGGCCATCCTGTACTCACTTGTCCACCTGCATTGAAGTATCTGTTAATACGTTCGGCGGGATCAGCAAAGTAATCTGTACCCATGTCTTTGGTAAGACTGATATGTACTGCATCCTTGATCAGTTTCTCTACCGGATCATAGTCACCATTCTCAATCAAGTCTGCTGCTTTTAAAATTGCACGTTCCAGTTCTTGTCTACGACAAAAACTTTCAAATTCTTCAAGAAACCAATCATAATGTCCTTTATCCAAGTTGGGCACTGGACGCAATTCTACACCTGTGACTGCTTGTATTTGGTCACGTGTGGGCAATGTGCGATGACTATCGCTGTGTGTTTTGATAAACTCGGCAGTGGCTCTTAAACTTCTATCAAAGTTCTCTGCGTTAAAGATGTTTTGTACCCTAACATAGGTACTGGCATCTTCCATCATCATTTCTAAAAATAATCGTTGTATGTCTGCGTTGTAATCTTTTGTCATATTAACTATATAGTTTTTTCTTCTTTAGTTCAATTTTTAACTTGTTTGACTCTCTAGCCGCTAGTATTGCTTTTACTACAAATAACTTACCATACCGTAATACTGCTTCATTAATGTCTTTACAGGTCTCCTGCCATATAGGAAAACTCACTGTCCATCCCAGTTCTATTGCACGGTCAACCAATTTACTGCCTGCACGGTCTGCATCCGGTACAACAACGACTTCACGTTGCAGTCTATCAATTAGTTCTGCTTGTTGGTCTGACACTTCTGATCCATTAAGTGCTACACCATCCACACTCATGGCATCAAATGGTCCTTCACACACTAGCACAAACCGCCAGTCTGCTTGTTGTGTGTCAAGATTAAACACAAAGTCTGCTGGATGACTGGAATAATACTTGGGCTTGATACCATCCACAATAGCACGGGCTGTGTATCCAACTATTTGTTGTTCATAGTAAAAAGGAATAATAATTCTACGATGCATGTTGTATGCTTCTTCTGGTGTCCAGTAGAAGTCATACTTTTTATTGGAAATTTGTCTCTGCACTATGTATTCTACTGCGGCAAAGTATTCAGGGGGTACACCCGAATAGTCGGCTAGACTATAGAACGTTGCTAGGTCATTTATGTTCTTGGCATTGTCAGGTAGTGTTCGTGCTTCGAACTTAATTTCTTGTTCAGGTTCCGGCGCTTGTTCGGGTGCCACTAGATCTTTTAAACGTACTGCATCAATAACCAACTTACGCACAGTGTTATCGTCAGCACCCAGCCAAGATAAAAATTTACGGAACTTGTAGTTTAAATGACGACCCGGTTGATAACTGGCTTTGAATTGGCAATTAAAACAATGATAGCTTACACGACCTGCTTCGGTTTTGAGTCCACCACGTCCTCTAGTGTCTGCACTTTCGCCATTGTGTGAACAGCACGGAGCATTAAAACTGATCCATCCGTTCTGTCCAGTCTTTTTCTTGGCCGGAAGCAATTGTAAAACAGAGTCTTGGATAGTTGTAAGCATCCTGTTATTATACAGGATAATTTAAGATAAATCAAATCTTATGGATTCCGCAATGTGGCTTATAGCCCGTATGTGGCTTTAGAGCCATTATAATTTGTTAATATGTCGGCGCTAGACAATGCAGCATTATAAAGTCGAACTATACCTATTCTACCGTTAAACCAAAATCTATTATTACCAGTTGATCCTATGGTTAGAGGACCTGTATTATTTGGGATTGCAATTGTACCACAGCTTACGGTGTCTGTTAAAGCACCGTTAATGAAAGATTCTAACTTGCTCCCGTTTGTAAAAACATGGGCTACATGTGTCCAAGTATTAAGTGACAGAGTGTTAACACCTCCTAAGGAGGACCTTACTGTGGTAACACCATCTCCTATCCATCCCTGTAACCTAGTAGTAGACGCAAACATTCGATATGAACTACCACCAGTGGCTTTAGATATTATTTCTCTAGCAGTACCACCAAAAACGATTACATATATCCATGCCTCCATGGTCCAATTACCTGTCCCCATCTCAAGTAACGGATTATCCGGGACAGTGATTCTACTGCTAGTACCGTTATAAGAAAAGTATGGATCAGTATATGTAATGTTCTGCATAGTGCCAGATAATCCATTATCTGACAAGTCATTAATAGTTGTACCTGATCCTGAATAACTGGCAGCATCTGATGGGTCGTAATGTAGCACTAAATTTGCAGTCACATAAGTAGGAGGTACTGGCGATAAACTGGTATCATTAATAGTCACTGAACTGCTAATTTTTAATACGGGGCCAGTTGTACTGCCTGAACGAATAGCCACTGTAAATGTTTCATTACCTTCTGTTGTAGAATCAGCAGCGGGAGTCACTGAGAATGATCCTGAGTTGCTGGTAATAGAGAATGATCCGCTGGCTGCGCCAAAGTCTCCAATATGATTTTCTATAGTCCAATAATAAGTACCATTAGTGATATTTGTACCGCCAACTGTAAAGGTTAAACTACTACCTTCATCAACATTATCAGCTGCTGGTGTTAAAGTATAACTCAGCGGTGGACTGGTGTCATTGATGGTAATTGAACCGCTGGTTTGTAATATTGGCCCAATCGTACTGCCTGAACGTATTGAGACTGTGAATGTCTCTACTCCTTCTTCTGTATTATCAGCAGTAGGCGATACTTCAAATGATCCTGAGTTACTGGTAATAACAAACGAGCCTGAATCAACAAGAAAGTCTCCGCTGCCGGATTCAATGGTCCAGACGTATGTGCCATCGTCAATATTGGTGCCACCAACATTGAATGTCAAACTACTACCTTCATCAACATTATCAGCTGCTGGCGTTAGTGTAAAAGTTGGCGTTGGTACTGGATCACTAATAGTGATGTTGGGACCAATTGTGACACCAGGAGATATAATCATAGCAATATTTATTAGCAGTACAATCTGCCCATATAAATAACTTTATCATGACTGACATTCTAACACCACACGAACACTTCCCCAGCGTTGTTTATTCAATTGAAAAATCCGAGTACTTGGACACTGTGCGAAAAGTAAGCCAACGTTATTTGGCTGAAAGAAAAAAGAGAGAACCAAAACTAAACCCCATGCATCCAGTGCAAACAAATGGTCATGCACACGAACCAGAACTGGCTGCATTTACTGGTTACATAGCACAGGTTGCTTGGACTATACTCAATAACCAAGGACACGATGTGGCCAACCTTGGCACCTACATTCAAGAAATGTGGACTCAAGAACACAATTATTCCAACGGGCACGACGAACACATACACAGTCGTGGTGCTCAAATTACCGGCATGTACATTTTAGATTGTCCTGAAGACAGTTGTAAAATAGCCATACACGATCCAAGATACGCACGTAATCAAATCAATTTACCCGAAGCAGATCTAGAAAAAATTACTCTAGCCAGCAGCACTGTATTGTTTATTCCCAAGCCCGGCATGATGTATTTCTTTAATTCTTGGCTACCACATAGCATTACAAGAAACCCTAAAAAAACTGCAACACGTTTGGTGCATTTTAATCTAGGTGTACGAGATCTTCCCGCCAAGCCCACCACCACACTGGCATCAACAACCGGAGCCACAATAATCTAAAGTGACCAAATAGCATGGAACAACCCACAATCTTGGCAATGTATTCCGGTGGACTTGACAGCTTAGGCGTGATCTATAAGTTGTTAACTGACCCTGAGTATTCAGAGTACAGGGTACACATACATCATGTTCACAATCGTAACGTAGAATATCGCAATCGTGCAGAAGCCATAATGGTGCAACAAGCTCTAGCAGAATTAACTAGACTGGGATTCACGTACCAATACAGCGAAAGTGAAATAGCAAGTCAGGCATACAATAATCAGTTCTTGTATGATACAGACACCATGAATTTCTTTGCTGGTTACATTGCATCTGCCAATCCCGGGATTACCAAAGTTGCTTTTGGAATGAATGCTACTGACAGTAATCATGGATTACAAGAACGATTGAAACGTGCCAAACAAATATTCTCAGCATTTACCACTGCGGAAAAGATATACCCGGTGTTAAATATGAACAAGCGTGAGATATATGACAGCTTGCCAGAAACATTACGAGATTTATTTTGGAGTTGTCGTAGACCTGTGTACACCGATTCCGGAGTTGACACATGCGGCGAATGCAGGACATGCAAACAATTAGCGGCGGAAGGAATTGAGGATTAACTATGAACA